TATGAGTTCGGTCTCGGGCTTTCAAATCAATAGAGGCACTCAAACCTATGTCCCAGGTATGGCAGATGGTGGCATCGTCCTACCAACACCAGGCGGAACGCTTGCGATTATCGGTGAGGCTGGTCAGAGCGAAGCAGTAATCCCGCTCGATCGACTAGACGCAATGATGGGACGCGGAGGCGGAGGAATAAACATCACCGTAAACGCTGGTATGGGCGCAGATGGACAAGACATTGGCCGCAAGATTGTCGATGAGATTATCCGCTACGAGCGCCTTAGCGGACGCGTGTTTGCGAGGGCATAATGACCGTNAAGGTAGANATAGGTTTTGACCTAACCGATTCCCCTATCGGCCCATTCTTTCGCCTCAATGACCCAATAGCGGGTCGATTGAACAATACCGAGTTCACACTTGCTGGAACGATTTTCTATGACGTGACCGAATACGCGGAGGCGATTACTATTCGACGCGGTAAGTCGAGGTTGCTAGATAAGTTTGAGGCTGGAACACTGAGTGTAGTTTTCAACAACACGAATAGATACTTCGATCCGACCTACACCGCTTCGCCGTTCTTTGGCAACATCGTTCCTCGACGCGAAATCAGAATCAGCGTAGATAGCGTTTATCAGTTCTGGGGGACTATAAACGACTGGAATCTAGACTTTCAACCAGAGGGCAAGCAGACGGCTACAGCAATTGCTACTGATGGGTTTGCCATTCTCTCGAATCAAACACTTAGTAGCCGCACGAACTCAGCCGAAGCCGCCGGTGACAGAATCAATACAATCTTGAGTCTTGATGAGGTGGACTGGCCACTTGATAACCGCGACATTGATACGGGTGCTCAGACTTTAGGCGCAGACTTAATCGCGGATGATGCGAATGTCTTGTCTTATCTCCAGAGAGTCGAGCAATCCGAGCCAGGTAGATTGTTTATTGGGAAGTCGGGTGATTTAGTATTCCGCGATCGCACCATTGCTCCGACTAGCGCAACCTTAGTAGACCTAGCAGATGATGGCTCAGGCATTCCATTCCAAATTCTTTCGGTGCAATATGGCTCAGAGTTGCTTTACAACGAAATCGTAATTAGCTCTGCAATAACTAGCGGAACGGCGATCGCAAACAACTCAACTTCGCAAGGTGAGTACGGAGTCAAGAACTACACGCAGACTGACTTGCTAATGAGCACGACTGAGGCGGCTCAGGAAATAGCAGATTACTATGCAGGCAAGTTCGGTGAGCCAGAGTTTAGGTTCGATCGTATCGAGGTAAAGCTAGACGAGCTAACCGCAGGGCAGAAGTCAGAAATCCTCGACTTAGAGTTGGGTGATGTTGTTAGCGTTTTGTTTACGCCAGGTTTTGCTCCGGCAATCTCTAAATACGCGGAAGTAATACAGATTGAAAACGTCATTAGTCCGACCTCGCACGTTGTTCGTTTCGGATTCTCTACCCTAGACTTCAGCGCATTAGTTTTGGATGACTTAGTATTCGGTAAACTAGATGAGGACGCGCTCGCGTTCTAAGAGAGGATTAACATGGCTGGAGCTGGCCGTAAGGTTTTTGCAGTAAGCGAGGTGCTAACAGCTGCAAACGTAAATGATTATCTAATGGATCAAAGTGTCATGGTCTTTGCAGATTCCGCAGCACGCACAACTGCCATTGGAACACCAACCGCAGGAATGGTTAGCTACCTGGTGGACACAAGTTCACTACAGGTTTACGGAACTGCTTGGGCTGGCGTGTCGAATCCAGGTGACATCACAGCCGTCACAGCAGGAACCGCACTAACAGGCGGAGGCTCTTCTGGAGATGTCACTCTAAATTTCGACTTCACAACTGCAAATCCCTTCACCTCCTCAACCGCTACCGACTACACGGTTGGAAGCTCCGATGCTGGTAGCTACCTTCAGTTCACCGCCGCAGCAACCGTGACAGTTGGAACAGGCACAGCCTTCATCGCAGGACAGCAGGTGCAGATTCTTGCAGACGGAACGGCACTCACCATCGCAGGTGACGGAGGCGTGACCCTTGCAGGTGCAGGAACCGCAGGAACCGCAGTCAGCTTCACAGTCGGGAACCAATACGAAGCGGTAGCGATTGTCGGTGTCGGATCAGATGCTTACCGCATTATCGGTAATGTGACAGGAGCATAATGAGCCTGATTCTTCTCGGGATTTTAAATAGCCAAGCAGGTGCGGTAGCTTCTAAATACTTCCTTGCCTTCTTTGATACGGCTAATTCATACAGCATTACCTACAAAGATGCAAACTCCATTTTTGTTACTGGAAATCAGTCAAGCGATTTCTTTATAGGAGAGGTGGATGCGTTAGGTGCTGAGGTTTCACAGTTTGGCTTATCAGGAGATACGACTAATACGGGTTTAGCTAGCGGACTTGATTCCTCAGATAATTTATACATACTTGGACATCTTAACGATGGCTCTGCAAGGCTAAAGCCAGCAATTCTCAAATACAATTCGTCAAATGTTTTGCAATTTCAAAGAAACTTTTTGAGGGACCTTAGCTCAGCTACTTTTGCCAATCACCTCCATGTAGACAGTAGCGGAAATACTTATTTTGGGCTTGGAAGGTCAGCGGGAATTTTTGGAACCGCAGCCGTATCCAGAAAAATAAATTCTTCTGGTTCAGAGCAATACTCTATTGAATTCAGAAAATCATCAGGTTATGCAGAATTTTATGATCAAGGAACTGACTCTGGTTCTAACATTTACAACTTTGGTAGATGCACGGAGACTACGACTGATGCTTACTTAGTGAAGACAAATTCATCAGGAACAGTATCCTTTCAAAAAACCTATTCGTCAGGCACTACTACTGGCAGTTCAGCAAGAATATTAACTGATTCTTCTGGAAATTCCTACTTGGCAATTCAAAGAGGTGCGATGGTTATTATCAAGGTAAATTCTTCAGGCACAATTCAATGGCAGAAACAGCTAGAAGTAAATAGGAGCATCTACGCAATTGAATTCGACCCAGCTGGCGACATCGTTGTTTCTGGAACCGGAATAATTTTTAAAATAGACACTTCTGGAAACTTGGTTTGGCAAAGGTCACTAACAAGAAATGGAACCAATGTTCTGATTCGTGACACAAGTTTCGATGCAGATTCAGACATTTATTTTGCAGGTAGTCAGTTCTTTGGTTACATACCAGGGGACGGCTCGCTAACTGGAACCTATACAATGGATGGAATAGATTATGTCTATGCCGCAAGCACTCATACTTTCAGCACACCTTCGTTTAGCGAGGGCACTTCTAGTTATTCGCTAGATACGGGAAGCCCTGCTCAAGACAACACTTCTAAGTCAGCTACATCACCCTCTTTGACCCTAACTCTCGAAAACCTCTAGGAGAAACAAATGCAATACATCTCACCCAAGAACGAATACCCTCGTTATTACGGAGACATACAAATTGAACACCCAGGCTGGGGGCTAGGCGATGAACTACCTGAAGGCTGGGTCTTGGTAGAAAACGCTACTCGCCCTGACTTTACTGAGGACGAAATCGCCTACGAGGATTTTCCTATCGAAGTGGATGGCGTAATGCAACAAAACTGGAAGGTGCGACCTCTAACAGCCGAAGAAATTGCCTTTAGGGATGCACCAAAAACAGCAAAGGCAAAGCTCATTGCACTTGGTCTAACTGAGGTTGAAATTCAGGCTTTGTCTCGTGGATTGGTAGGTGGGTAATGCCAACATCAAGTACCGCAGTTTCCGTAGCTGGAACATCCGTTCAGCTAGTAGGTCAGTCATTCGGCACGAAGCTCGTTTACGTACAGAACAGTGATGATGCTACAGATGTTTGGATTGGCGGATCAACTATCGGCTCTGCAACAGGCATTCTGGCATCAGGATCTAGCCCTAACGTGTTTCAGCTAAACGCCGATGACGATCTATGGGCTTATTCAGCCGGCACGGTAAACGTAAACGTCCTAACGGTGAACTAGTAAAATAGACTCAACAACCTACACATTCTGACTAACTTTGGAGCGTGTAGTGAACGACGACATCCCAGCCTGGGCCATCGAACTAATCAAGCAGGTCGAGAGACTTAATGAGAAAATCCCGACTCACGTGGACTGGGTAGAGCGCAACATCAAGGATCACGAAATTAGACTTCGTGCGATTGAGCGCAAAATTTGGATAGTCGCCGGAGCTGCTGCCGTTATCGCCTCCGTAGTTACATTCTTCGCGCAGGTGCTTCGTGGCTAAGAGAATCTCAGATTGGCGAATGCCATACCCTGAGAAGTACATCACCGGTCATTACGGCACAATGAGTGACTTCCGCAAGGCTAAGGGAATGCAACCACACTCCGGCACAGACTGGGCAAGACCTCGCGGTACAAGAATCCCTGCAATCGCAAAGGGGACAATCAGGCTTATTCAATTCAGCAAGGTGCTCGGCTGGGTAGTCGTACAAACCGCAATGGATAAAGACGGCGTCATTTGGTACATCGGCTACTGCCACATGGATAATCGTCCAGGCTACGAGGTCGGGCAGAAGCTAGTCAAAGGTCAAACGGTCGGACTCGTTGGCAATACCGGCATGAGTTCTGGCCCTCACTTGCACGCAACCGCCAGCCGAACCTTGAAGGGAGTCTTTGGTGCAACGTCCGCAAAAGTCGATCTCTATAAACTCATTCTCGAAAACACCAAAAGGACTCAGACAAAACAAGCGGACAAGAAAACTCAAGCGGTGGTGGAGCCGGTCAAGTGTAAATGCTGCGGACAGGAAATA